TATCTTTTCTAAGTCTTCAATCCCTGACTTATTTAAATAACGACAAACGTATTTTACAACACACCCCTGAAAGAATGAAAGATTATTTTTTGAAATAAATTCGTAAGGTTGTATTTTCATATTTTTATAATGAGATCCTCCAATTTGTTTTTCTTGAGGAAATGCATCATCAAATATACCTTTGTGTGTCATAACTGATATTCCTTTATTTTCTTTTTTGCTTTTAATTTGTATAGATTATTACGTGCTCGTGTAATGCCCACATACCACACTCTATGCTCTTCATCTTGTTTGTCAACACTTAAACTAATTCCACTCTGAACCTTTGATCCTTGGTGCAAGGATAATATTACATTATCCTCTTCGCCTCCCTTTGCTGCATGAATAGTTGACAACCATATTCTTGCAGGTTCATTAAGCTTTTCACCTGATGCGATTAAATTTCTTAAATATAATATTTCTTTTTGGTCCTCAGAAAATTTATCATACCAAGGCACCTTCGCATCCCAATCACCATTAGGTATATAGTCTTTTATTTCTGCTATTTCTTTTTCATCTAATGCTCCCTCCATACACCATTTGGTATAGGCCTCAGCAGCTTTGTATAAACCCACTTTATAACTCTTACCTTTGTTAGTTTGATAATAAAAATTTTTCTTTTTTAAATCTTTCATTATTTGTATTAAATTACTTTTGGTTCTAGTTAAAACTAACCATTTACCTTTAGATAGATCTACATGATTTAAATCTGATATGTAATAAGAGTGTCCTAAATGTTTTCTTGGTAAATATTCTTTAGTTTTTCTTAAACCCATTATTTTAGATATAGGAAAATTAGATTGCATTTGAACAGCTTGTGAAACTCTACGAGAATATCTTAAAGTTTTTTCTTGTGCGGGTTCATTTATAAATCTCTTAACATCCGCCCCTGCCCATGCAAAAATTGCTTGATCATCATCCCCTGCTAAATAAATATGTTCTGCTTTTTCTTTTAATTTATCATACAGCTTCCACTGTAGAGGAGAAAGATCTTGCGCTTCATCTATAAAAACTGCTTTAAAATTAGGTATTTTATCAGATTCAACAACTCTCTTAATCATGTCATTAAAATCTATTATCTGATTATTTTTTTTATATGTTTCTAAATTTATTGATATATGTTTAAGTGTATCCCATTTTACTTCTCTTCTATCGTGTTCGTTTAAATTAAATTCTTCTTCGATTGATATGTCTTTGTTTATAGCTTTTTGAATCATCTGAAAGTATGGATTGTTACAAGTTAAAAAATGACTTTCTTCTTCGTTGTATTTATCCACAAAAGATACTCGAACATTTAATTTTTTACCTAAGTCTTCGTAGTGATAAGGTTGTATGATATTTTCTTCTTTGAGTCCAAGAAGATGGTAACAAAAAGCATGAAGAGTTTGAAAATAAGGCACTTCTTTATCAGATGCACCTATTCTTTTTCTTGCTTCCGCAGCTGCTTTCTTTGTAAATGCAAAGTATCCTATTTTATGTAAAGGTGTCCCCGTTCTTTTATAGGCATTTACACGTCTAATTAATCTAAAGGTTTTACCTGTACCTGGCGGTCCATATATTTTAATGCTTTTTTTCATCAGCTTTTTGAAATGTATCAATTAATTTACCTTTCCATCCATAGGTGCCATGGTGAGTAGTTTGTCCATCAACCACGCCATAAAAATCAAAACCCGATTTTCTAATCATGTTACAAAAGTTGGTGTCTTCACCCCACCATTTTCCATTTTTGTCAAACGCGGTGTCCCAAAAATTATAAAAATAATTATTTGCTGTCTCAGATATTATTTCTTTTTGCGTTATCTTTAAGTTTGGATAATCTTTCATTAGTTTTTCATACACTCTTCTATGTATTAAAGTCAACCCCGCAGGTCCGACTTTTAATTTAACCAATCCTTTATCATCAATGTCTATGCTATTAATATCTTCAAAAGCCACAGAAAATCTAACGGCGTTGTCTTGAGTTTTTTTTCTATAGGGCACACATATAGCATCTTTATCCGCTATTATCATTCTACCTATAACATCTGGTTCAAATTCCATATCTGAATCTACAAATAATTGATAATCCATACCTGTTTCTAAAAACATAGCAGTCAATACGTTCCTTCCATATCCAACATATGGACTTTTAAATGTTTGAACTGTTGCTTTTATTTTAGCTAATGTAAATTTATCCATTAATTTTATTAATGATAAACATGTTGCCACCTGCATTAAATCATAAGTTGGCATTGATACACAAACTTGAGGTGGTTGTTTAGATTTACTCATACTATTGTCTCCTTATTTTCTTGTTTAATAAACTCATCTTGTATTTCTTCTTTTTCTAAACCTTCTTTCGGAAGTTTTAAAACTCTTATGGGCGGAAAAGGTTTTTCATTATTGCCTTGCGGAAATCTTTTTTGACAACTAAACTCTCCACCAAAATATTGTCCTATCATTGTGGCTGTTCTTGATCTTTCTTTAACCCAATCTCCACGTTTAAGTTCTTCATAAAAAGAATCATAAATAAAAAAATAATAATTATCTTCAGCCAAAACAGCCCCTGTTTTAAAAGCTGCAAACGTACTAGCTTGTGGTCCATTAACAAAATCAATCAATTGTTTTTTCAACATATCTAGTGGGTTAGTGCCTGCAGGTGGTTTAATGGTTTCCATGTTGGCCCATAACGTATCTAATATAACTTGGTATTCGTTTTGTTTTAATATTGGTGGGAATATAGGTGTCTGCTCTGCTATCAAGGCACGCATTTCTTTCATCTCTGCTATTTTTTTTATATGCTTTGCATGAATTTGCACAACTTTACCGTCGGCTAAATCTATATTTATAAAAAACTCTGGATCTGGTTTGTAATCCATTTTAATTAATCCAGATACTTGAGGCCATGTTGTACTTCTATGACTTCCAATACCAAATTTTCTTTTCAAACAAGTTCCTTTTGCACAATAAGAAGAGATAGGAAGATCACTACATTTAAAACCTTTAGTTTCATTCTTCCAATATTTAATTTTATCTTTTACTTTCTCATCACCCCACACTGTATCATAAATAATATAATTTCTAGCAGCTTCTAAAACTTTTTTATCCCAATCATCTGGAAATTTTTTCTTAGCAAATACCATATAGTTATATAAAAACCTATCTCTTTCGTCTTTTAATTTGGCCCCTGATGCCTGGATCTCTTTGCATATCATCTGTAAACAAGGTGGGCCATCATGAAACTCTTCAGGTCCACCAGTTATTACTTCTGTAATTTTTTTGTTACCTATTTCTTTTAAAGAGTCTTCTGTTTGTAAATTAAGACCTACAACTTCCATAAATTTTTTTAGATCCATGCGTGTGCCATCAGGCAAGATACCTCTACGCTCGGTGCCTTTATAATATGGTAAGTTAATAAAACTACCAGATGTCTTTTCATTGTTTTGATTTACACCTAGTTTAGTTTGTTTAGGAAATATTTCTGTATTATGTGGAAGCTTAAACAAAAATAGTAAGTTAGATAAAAATTCTCTAATTAAAGTAGCAGGGACTTTTTCTTTTGTAAAAACGTATATGTGCAGCCCACCACTTTTAGACTCTATTGGTATTACAGGTAATTTTTTTTCTTGTATTATATTTAAATATTTTTCTAATTTAAAATTTTTATAATTCTTGGGATCTACATCTATGGCACCAAAGCTAGCTTTAGCATCATCATCACAGGGTTGAATACCAATAGCTTTTCTGCCGTCAAGGTGATCTTGATAATCTTGTGCAGTTATATGTCTTTTCGACCAACCGTAATCACCAGGGTCAAATTTAATTTTACCAGAGTCTGGATCTACATAGCCTTTGTCTACATTACAGAACCCGTAATCTCTTTGTAATCCAGTAAAAAATTTTTCAAAGTCTTCCATAAAAATAAGGGCGGCTAAACTCTCGCCTTGCCGCCCTCTCACTAGCCAAGTGTACTCATCAAAGTACTCGGTTATACAATGTCAGCCTTTGGTTGCGCCTTATCGTACTGAGGTTTAGCTGCTCCTTTCGATACAGTTTTTTGAAGTTGCTGTGCAATTTCATATATTTCAGCATCATTTTTATCTGCAACATCAAGATTTCTAACTCTTGAAGGCTTATAGACATGCCAACTTTTACTACCTGCTGTCTTACCAAAGGTCTTTAAATTATAGACCGCTGAATAAGCTGCAGGGTTGAAAGAACCATCCGCATCTGAGAACCTTAGGTTCTTAATCAGATTGTTTAGTTCTCTAGCTGGTGTAAGATTAGAAGATCTCATTGGTATGACCGCAGGTTTAAGCTCTTTATCCACCATCGCTAGTGCATAAAAATATGCGGTCTTCTCTACATAATTACCATTAGGTAATCTGTATCTACCGTTTCTCTCCTCAACAGCATCAGCTGGAATCTCTAAGTGAGTCCCCACTGGAGCAGAAGCACTATCGCCTCTCTCTTGCCATTCAGGATACCTTGTTTGAGAGTGTGCAATTACAACGTCTAATCCCTCATTGCCATCGATCAGTTGACCGAAACCAGATGCATATATCATGCCAGGTTTTGCACCTTCAACATGTTTTGCATCTCTCTCGTTACACTCTGGTGAAAGTTGATGAAGAATTTTTAAGATCGGTGTTGATACATCGTCCGACTTAATTTCTTCAGAACCTTTACCTGAGTCCTGTCTTAAATTAATAGTTGCAAGTGATCCTGCACTATTCTTTTTTACTACTTCTTTACTCATTTATCCTCCTATTGGTTTGATGGTTTAGTAGTTTATTTGGTTTTGATTTCAGTTTGATTTCCTTCAAACGTGTTGAACAACTCTGCAGGTATACTACCACCACGTTCGTGATAATCCCGCAAAGTTGTTCTAAGAGTACCTGCATGAACCGTTACCTTTCGATCAGGATCATACCCTTGTCCTCTTGCAAGTGAAGCGTATTGCTCCGCCTTGTTGTCTTCGTTCAGACCAAACTTAACTGTAATTTCATTTTTTACAATTGAACCTAGTCCGTTTGTTCGAAGCCAGTCATGTGCCTCTTGCTTTTTAGCTGCAATAATTGAGACACCAAAAATATCTTTTATAGATATTTCAGAACCATCTTTTAATTTTAAAGTTTTCAAATTAAGTTGGCTCATTAAATCTGGAATGATCATAGTAGAGTAATATTTTTCTCTCTCTTTCAATTTTTTGATTTCTTTTTCTTGATTGTCGATTTCTTGTTTGATTTCCTGAAGCGTGTTTATCTCTTTAGATAACTCATCAGGGTTAATTGTTGACACCTGGTTAGGTGCATCTTTTCTTAGATCTATAGTCATAGCTTTCTCCATATATATTTAATAGTTTAATTTATAAATCGCACCTCCATTATATATGGGACAATTATATGTTGTCAAGTTTATTTTTGAAAAATGTTTATCTCTATTGGATAATAAGTTTTTTCTTGGCGATCCCATTTTAAAAGTTTGTATCTACCATTGGTTGTATCTGAAACTAATGAACATACTACACCTATAATAGCTGGATCTCCTGATAATAAAAGATAATCATCCGCGGTGTAGTTTTTTAGAAGAGTTCTAAGTTTCATAACTAAAGGCCCTGGAGAATGTATCATTTGAGAAAATTCTGGTAGCACCGTTACAATGTCACCATATTTTTGTGCTCCTACAATATTATATTTAGGTTCGCCTTTTGAGGTTCCAGGTATCTCTTGTATTAAATAAACTTTGCTCATTGACTTTTTAACTTTCAGCTAATATATAACAATTAGAAAGTAAAAGTAAACATGAATTATAAATTTAAAACAAAGCCTTATGCACATCAATTAAAAGCTTTAGAGCGTTCTTGGGATAAAGAATACTTTGCCTATTTTATGGAGATGGGTACAGGTAAATCTAAAGTGTTAATTGATAATGCATCAATGCTTTATGACAAAGGTGAGATTAATGGGCTTCTCTTAATTGCCCCAAAAGGTGTATACAAAAATTGGTACGAGGGTGAGATACCTACGCACATGGTTGACCACATTGAAAAAAATGTAGTGCTGTGGCAAACCTCTAATAGTAGCACAGAGCAATTGAAAAAATTAAATAGCTTGTTTGCAACGGGCACAGACTTTCATATTTTAGTTATGAATGTAGAGGCTTTTTCTTATCCAAAAGCCACAAACTTTGCTATGCGTTTTTTAAATTCACATAAAGCTATGGTGGCAATTGATGAGTCTACAACTATCAAAACTCCTACAGCCAATAGAACAAAAAATATTATTAAGTTAAAAACTCTTTCTAAATACAGAAGAATTTTAACTGGTTCTCCTATTACAAATTCACCATTGGATCTTTGGAGTCAGGCTCAGTTTCTTGATTCCTGGCTCTTGGGGTTTGATTCGTATTGGGCGTATCGTGCACATTATTGTCTTATGAAAACTATGAACTTGGGGTCAAGAACGGTGACAGTTCCTGTTGGACCTAACAGAAGAAACATACCAGAACTAGAAGATAAGATAAAAAAATTTAGTGAGCGTGTTTTAAAAGATGATTGTTTAGATCTTCCTAAAACAACTTACGTCACCAGAGAAATAGAACTTACAGGTGTACAAAGAAAACTTTATGATGAGATGCGAAGATACGCTATCTCAGAACTTGAAGGTAAAGTTTGTTCTACATCTACAGTCATGGTGCAGTTATTGAGACTACATCAAATATCGTGTGGCTATCATGCAACAGATGATGGAAAACCGCAACAGTTGCCTTGTAATAGGTTGACAGAACTTATGGATATTATTTGGGAGCTGTCTGGCAAAGCTGTGATTTGGTCCTATTATCAAAAAGATGTTGAAAGAATAATTGAAGAAATAAAAAAAACTCATGGAGAAAATTCTGTTGTGGATTATTATGGACTTACCCCACAAGAGGATAGACAGAATAATATAAAAAAATTTCAAGAAGATCCTGAGTGTAGATTTTTTGTAGGCACTACACAAACGGGCGGGTATGGTATCACATTAACAGCTGCTAGCACAATGATTTATTATTCTAATGGTTATGATTTAGAAAAAAGATTACAATCAGAGGCAAGAATAGATCGTATCGGTCAAGAAAAACCTATGACTTATATTGATCTAGTTGCTGGTGATACAATAGATACAAAAGTACAAAAAGCTCTTCGTGATAAAATGAATATTGCAAGTGAGGTCATGGGCGAAGAATTAAAAGCTTGGATTTAATACAACTGTAAGTTGTGTGTATTTTTGCAACACTTTAAAAAAAAATTACATTTAGCATAGAAAGTGATTGACCAATATATAGTGGGTGTGGATAACTAACCACAACATTTTGTGTCAAGAAGTTTATTTTTTATTCTTTGTAGATTTTTCTTTTAATTAAAATTTTTTTATTATATAATATCCCATACTAAGAAAGCGAGGAAAAATATGAACAGACGAAGAGGACCAGTAATAACACAACAGTGGCTTGCAGATTTTTATGCCAACGGTGTTCAGGGAAAATACAAAGCTAGTATTAAAAAAGCTGCACAAGAAAATAACAAAAACAAGAAAGATAAAAAGGAGAAAAAATGAGTACAAAAGCAAAAGCAGAAAACTTACCTGAAAACTTTAAAATTTCAGATAAACAATTACTGATATTAATTCAAAATTTATTTGAATTGGTAAAAGACAATAACCAACTTATTAATCTCTTAGATAAAAGAATTAAGTTATTGGAGAAGAAAGATGTATAGATACATAGGCGTAGAAAAAGACACTCCAGATTTTCCAAGAGTATGGGGTGAAGGTAAGACACACACTGAAGCTAGATTACAATGTGAGATAGCTTTAAGAGAAAAACTTTTAGGTAAAATAAAAAGAGGTTGTAGGGAAAGTTTTGCTCAACCTGAAAGATACATAATAAAAGAAGATAAAAACTAAACTAGTCAAGGCGATCAGAAATGGTCGCCTTAAAACATTTCCATAACTCTCTCCAAAAGAACTAACGACACAGCCCCCACCGTGCCTAATAACACCCAATAGATTTTGTCTATCTTACCACCCAAATCGTGAATTCCATCATGCATATGTTTCATGTCTTTTTTTATCCCTGTTATATATCCGTATATAGAGAGTAAATGTTCTCTAGTAGTTTTGGGTTTTAGTTTGTCTCCGTTAGGCATTATGCAAATCC